AAGGCTCACATAGGCCGCATCCCGCGCCGCAGGCAGGCGGTGCGCCTTGGTATCTGCTGAGAAATACCCATGCAGCCCCTCGCGATATTCCACGGCTTCAACTTTCAACAGCGCCTCGCATTGGGCGTCCGTCATATAGTCGCCAAGGCGCACGCCCTTGGTGTGGCCAAAGCAAATCGTCGGCACCCCAACAAGATCCAGATAGGCATGGTTGCGCATGCCCTCCCAGCCTCCGATCAGAGGCAAGGCCAGCGCCAGGAATGCCGCGATCGAGGAGCTGCGCAGCTTGCTGCGATCGATCCCCTGATCTTTCACCCGGCCAATGAGACCATAGCCAACCAGGACCACGCCCAGGCACCACCACAGGCGGGGATTGGTATCCGGCCAAAGAGCCAGAACAGCGCCTCTGGCAGCACCAGGCACAACAGGCCGAGATAGCCCGCCCACATCGAATGCGAGTGCAGAGCGATCTGGCGCGCGTTTGGAACAAGTTTCATGAGGTTTCTCCAATGCAAAAATCCCCGCCAAAGGCAGGGGTGGTTTCAGGTTTGAATTTTGGGGTGGCTTGTTGCTGGGCACTCGCCCCTTGCGCAGCATTTCGCGCAGCAAGCGATTGTTCTCAGAGAGCTGTGACTTCATTTCCTGCAGGCTGCTCCCAAGGTGCTGAAACGAGGCATCCCGCGCGGCGCTTTTTGTCTCCAACGCCCGCACCCGAGCGGCCAAAGCGTCCCGCCTGTTTCCCTCGATCTCTTGGGACTGGATTGCATCGGTCAAATCGCCCTGCAGCGTCTTGATGCCAGAGGACAGGGTAGCCGTTTGAACCCCAACCCATATGCCAGCGACAACCAGCCCGCTGACCATTGTCCAGGCGAGGCCTTTATTGATCGTTAGCCCGCGATCACTGTTTTCAATCATGGTCATTCTCGCCCCCCTCAGAACGCCGCGACCAGGGCAGCGGCCCCATCGGGAACGGCAGGCCAATTGGCATCGTCAGACAGATCTGCACGGGCCTCGACCAGACCCGGCCAGGTGCCGCGCATCTGCGTTATACACCCAAGCCCCGCGATATAGGCGGCCCGCTGCGCGTCCGACAGCAGACCGGTACTAGCCGCCGCCACAAGATTGATCTGGGCCATTTCATCAACCACCGCGAAGATCCGGCGGCGACATTCAGCCTTGCCCTCATCGAGCCGCGCCGCCAGATCAGGCGCCAGTTCAGTCTCGGACTTGGCGCGCTGGCTCCAGCCCAGAACCCACGCCCCATCGACCAGCACCGGCACTGCATCACGTTCCGCCACCATTCCGACCTGGTGGGCTGGCCGGTCAGCGACCGTGACCGGATAAACGCCAAAACTCGCAGCCAGCGCATCAGGTATTTTCTTGGGAAAGCTGGTCTGCGGATTGTCTTTGCGAAGCCGCGCCAGACTGTAGATCTCTGGCTTGCCCTCTATGATTTTGACATACATTAGCTAATGTCTCCTGCTGGTCTGATGGTGGTAGCACCGGCCAGGTACGTGGTATCGTGGAAGTGACCCAGAACGGCAGGCGCTGCCCCGTTGGAAATATCGACATAGACAGCCGTTGCGCTCGCTGTGACCAGCAGGCGCTGCCAGTCCGCATCCCAGTGCATGTATTGCGCTGCTGTGTTCGCCTCATTGCCTATAGTCTCGTAGAAACTGATATACGCAATTTCCACCATCGCGGTCGGGTCGGAATAGTCGATAACCGCGATGCCACGGTTTTCAGGATGGGGCTTATCTACAGACAGGAACAACAACTGCCTTTCAGGATCTACCGCATGGCCCCTTATGCTGTCGTAGGTTGTGAGCCAATACTGCTCAGCGGTTATGATCCCTGCGGCTGTGTATGAATGCGAGGTGAGGTATCCGGAAATACGCCCGATAAGCTGCGGCATGATGCGCCGCCATTCAGCCTTGGCGTGCGATGCCAGATACTTCGGCACCACCGGTGCTTTGGTCAACGCCTCACTGTCTGCGGAAATGGGCGGTTTCACACCGCGTGAATGCACGGTCATTTTGCCACCGTGCGCAGCTCAAGAGCGCGTTTACGGCCCAGCTCGGCAATCTCGTCAATGTCATAGGTGGTGCCATCACAGGTCACACGGTCAGCCGTGGTGATCCCTGCCAAATATCGGATGCGGAACACGGCATTGCCGCTCTCAGCCTCACCGAACCCGGCAAGGTATTCGTCAGCATTGCGCTGCACCAACTCAGCCCTGACGGTCGCCACGGGTGCCCATGTCTTCAGCACGGCACCGCTTGCAGCCACGGTTTCAGTCTGACGTTCAATGGTGATCTGGCGATCAAGTTTCCCGGCCCTGATCATGTTCACACCTTCCACCTGATCACGCCTTCGACGGTGCCGACGCCGTGGCAATAGGCCCGTTCTGGGTCAGGGTCGCGCGTGAATGCAAAACCGGGGCGGGTGTATTCGTCGATCCCGACTCCATTTGTCTGCGGTGCATCCCACAATGACACGGACAACGCGGCGCCGATCTGCCGGGCCATGTGCGCCGTCTTCCAGCGCCCAGATATGCAGGTCGATATAAACGCGCGTCAAATATGAGCCGCCAGCCGTGCGGCCAAGGTGGATCGTCTGGGGATTGGCAAGAATGATGCATGGCAGTTTTTCCGGGCGCGTCGATCCGGCCCGGATACTATCAACAGGCACAAGGCCGGTTACAACTGGGTCTGCGACTAGGGCGGCTCTGATTGCGGACTGGAATTCAATATCTGGGGTGATCATGACTTACCCTCTGCGGCTTTCTTAATGGACTGCCCGATGGCGCGCTGAATGCGGCGCTGTGCCCTTGGCTTCGCCAGCCTTGCAGCCGGGCGCAGGAACGGCTGTGCCTCCTGTGCGACGGTGCCAAATTCCTGCAAGTGGCCGTGGCGCACGTCTTCATTCCCGGCAGTTACGAGTGCCTGATTGCTGCCAGCGGTTCGCTTGCCGCCACCCTCTGCGTAAGCCGGGGTTGTCTGACCGGGTTTGGTCACGGTAATTGACGCTTTCAGGTCACCGTCATCCACGGGCACGAGGGCGCGCATAATGGCAGCTGTTTCCTCTGCACCTTTGATCAGCGCCGGAACAACACCCTTAACAACAGCAGCGGGAATGGCCTTAAGTCTGACCTCTAAGGCTTTGGATTGTTTACTGAGTGACATAGCCAGTAACCTGTTCCCGGTAGGAATCCAGCAAGTCACGCACACCGAATGGCACAGGCTTGGTTGATACATCGAAGGATGCGGCCTCGCGCTGCTCATACCAATATGATGCGAGCTGCAACGCGGCTTCGGTCAGAGCTGCGTCACCGGCGGTAAATGGAACACCAGTATAGTGGCCGATCCAGATTTCAGCGGCGTCCAGCTTATGTGCAAGCAAGGCGTCATCAAGTTCATGGTCAAGATTGAGCTGCGACTTAAGCAGCGCAACGGGCGTATGGGCGGTCATTCTGGAACTCTCAGCAATATGTTTGTTATAACATATCATATTTTACCCGATCAAAGAAGAGCCGTTAAAAAAGTTATTTAGCACCTATCTTGTGCGGCCCCCCCCCCGCCGGTCCCCTGAGAAGTCCCAAAGTCTGAGGCCACCCCCAGACAGGGGCAGCCATCAAAGCCAACGCATTGCTTGCGTTTCGAATGCTTTTAACTGAGCGTTACTTCCCTCCTCGCTTTCGAAACTCAGCGCGCAAGTCATCAAGCGAGCGCCACTCCTGTTGCCCAGGAACCTGTGCCTGCCAATACAACCACCCGTTTAGACTTGGTTTCGTGCCGTCCTTGGTAACCGCAACCGCTGCGGCAGCTGAAGAGAGTGAAGACTTCGTTCCCTCTAGGACTAAGCATCCATCAAGAAACTGCCCCTCATAGACCTGACTTCCACGCAGGTATTCCATCCGGGCAAGCGACCCATGCGGGATTGAAACTCCATCTTGAATAAAGGGCCTTCCCTCACTTGCGGCGTCAGTCTCAACTGGACCAGCAGCTTCTTTAAGACCAAGCAGCCGCCGCAGGGCGACATATTCCGGCTCATCAAACCCACGCCTCTCAGCCTCTATAAGTTTGTGAATATCAAAGTCGATTTCGATTGATTTCATTTGCATAGCGATTCTCCTTACGCTGACATAACTATCGTATAGTAGTTATAGTAGTAAAGATAGTCTTTTAGTAAACGAACTCTAACTGTTGCTTTCGACGGTTGTGGCAAGATGTGCATAGCGGTTGCCAGTTACTGCGATCCCAGAACAGGCGCATATCGCCACGGTGTGCGATGATATGGTCAACGGTGGTGGCAAGCGCACCGCAACCGGGCCATGCACAACGGTCATTGACCTTGAGAAACAGGTCACGGGCTTTGCGCCATGCGCTGCCATAGCCGCGCTGTGATGCGGTTGGACGGCGTCTGTCATGGCGTCTGTTACGCTCACGGGTTCGCTTGACCTGACAAGCACAACGCTCACCATTTGGCACGATTTGACCACAGGTGCAGATATGTGGCGGCCTGGGCATTAGATGATCATCCCTTCTCGCATAGCGGAAAGCTCTTTCAGTGCAGCCAATCCGCCGCGGTCGAATTCAGGATCAAGACCCAGCTCTGCGTTCTCTTTGCGCTGTTCCGGTGTGGGGCCATTATTGGCCTGTTCTTCCTCTGCACTGCCGTGAATGGCCTTAAGCATACTCATGTGGCCTTCAAAGGCGTCTGTGATTTCCTGCGGTGTGGCGTTCCATACGGTATCAGGCGTCCACCCCAGCCAGCCGGTAGCGATCTTGTAAAGCTGGCGAACACCTCTGACCACGGCATCGGATTTGCATTCCTGGGGGCTGTGGTTTCGGCCTCTGAGGCCTTGGGGAACAATGCGGCAACCAGCTCAAAACAAGGTGCCTGTGCGGCCTGCGCGAAGCCTGACAAGGGCTGTGTCGAGGCATAGCCAAACAGGTCATCTGTGGCAGGCCTACCAGCGCTTGCCGTAATGACATGCCAGACAGTCAGGGTGTCGAATTCTTCAATCTTGCGCAAAAGCTCAGGGAAGCCACCATGCAACCTCTCTAGGTGGATTGCAGCCCGCAAAGACGGGCGCAAGAAAACGGCGTTGCCGCCGTATTCCAGTGCGATTGCATCATATGCAGGCTGCGTTCTCATGGTGATTTATGCCGCCAGCGACAGCTTGGACAGGGCTTCCCCCATCACCACACGACCACCGACGCGGCGGCGGGCCCCAAGCAGAACAATGCCATTTGCAAACCGGGTGGTCTCGTCGCGATTGAATTCGAAGTCGATCCGGTCAGCAACAGCATAACCCGTGGCGAAATCACCAAAGACAATCGGAGTATTCCCAGCGGTCGCGTCGGGCATATCTACAGCTTCATAGACCGGGCGGCCCAAAAGGTTCGCGGGCTGACCGGCAGTTAGACCCGACTGCCACAAATACTGACCGTCAGCATCCTTGAGCTTGCGCACAAGCGCCATCGTCTTGCGGTTCATCATCCACACGCCATTGGCGGCATAGGTGGTTTTGACCGAATAGAAATGGTCGATCAGAGCATCAGCGTCGATTGTAGCGATTTGGTTGTCGGCAACCTCCGTCGAAGTCAGAACGCCTTCTGCCTGCGTAGTGCCGTTGCCATTGACGAACCAAGTGGCCTCTTTCTGGCCGAACCTGCGCGCAATGTGATTGCCCAGATAGGCCGACAGGTCGATCTGGGAATCTTCCAACAGAATTTTCGTCACAGGAACGATCACAGCCATTTCAAACGGCTTAAGGTCGATCTGTTCGAAGGTCGGTTCGTCCTCAGTCTTTGCTGCACCTTCAGCTACTTCAGCCGGATCAACTTCCTGCACCAGCCGGGGGAGCTGCATCAGCGGCCCATTCATCTGTATTGTCTGAGCCACACCGCGAACCGGCGAGAACTCTGCCACTTTTTCCAGAATATTCTTGCTGACCGTCTCAGGGGCGAGAATGCCGCCAGTGCCAGCACCATATGACAGCGATTTGACCTCAGTAGCATCGCCGGTGCGCAGGAAGCTGGTGAAGGCCTTCGCCTCGTCACTCCCCATGACCGGGTTTCCGGCACCGGTGATCCGGGGGCGGTTCGCCTTGGCCTCCATCTTGTCCAGGCGGGCTTTGATCTCATTGAAAGCTTTGGTGTCGATCTGGGGCGCATTGGCCGGGGTCTGCGGTTCGTTCTGATCGTCGATCAGGTCTTCATTTTCCATGTAATTTGTCTCCTTTGAGGGCATGGCGGTGTCATCGGATTTGATAGAAGTGATCTGTGCGCCCGGATGACACGGGACGGCGACAACAGAAATTTCGTGCAGGGCAGCGGCGGTGATTGTGCGCCCCTTGGCGTGACGCTTGGCCTGCTTGGTGACAAAACCAATCGACAGACCGGACACGGCCTTGTTCTGGATCATCGCGCGCACTTCACGGGCGCGCTCTACACCTTCGACCAGCAAGCGGCCTTTGACGGTCAGCCCTTCGTCGGTTTCTTCGATGTGATCCCAAACGCCGATTACCTGGGCCTGATCATGGGCAAACAGCATTGGCAGATTTCCGGGCGATGTAATTGCGCCCTTTTCGATTACGTCGCCCACCCGGTCAGCAGAGCCAAAGGGCCATGCGACGCCGGTGATCTCGCCTTCGTCTGTGACAGACAGAGCCGCCTTGATTTCAATACGGTCTGTCATTCTGCGGACTCGCCGTCTTCGACTGCACCACCCCAACGGGCGTCAAGAATGTCCAAGGCCAGCGGATACAACTCGTCAATCGGGCGGTTGCGTCCATAGGTGTCGGTTAGGCGCGCGGCCTGTTCCGGTGAGCTACCTCCGCCTATCAGGCCAAACCGGATGACTTCGACCAGATCAGACAGGGTGAACTGCATGTTGACGCAGCGCAGATAGAGCGCGCCGATACCCAGATCAGCAATGCGCTCAAGTTCGGTGACCATGTCATCGGTCAGGGCAAAGTTGTGTTCGCCGTCGCCGAAAAAAGCGGTGTGGGTCAGGTTCATACCTTCTCGCCTTCACCGATTTCCAAAGTCTGTAGCGGCATGACCTGCATCCCGCCTTTTCCGATGATGATCGACAGAACGTGAAACTCATCGGCGTCACGTAATGCCGCAATTGCTTTCAGGGCAGTCTCTACATCGGGGGCGACATTCGATTTGTCGGTCATTCGGTCTTTTCCCTTTTGGCGTCTGCCGGGGCAGTCGTGGTTGTGGTTGTCGTGGTGTAGGGGTTTTCGAGTTTGTCACCGCCCGGCAGAGGAGGCAGGTTCTGTGCGGCCCTGACCTCGTTTGCGGTCATGGCACCCATGCTGCGATACTGACCAAAGGCGGTTGCACGGGCTGCGGTGTCGGTGCGCAGCAGGTCGTCTGTAACCGCTTCAATATAGGCACCGGAGCGTTCTTCCGTGGTCAGCAGGCACCGAGAATAGGCCCATGCCCAATCTGTCAGCCACGGCTTGAGTGTCATGTTGTAGAACTGACGGTTCATTTCTTCGGTGTTCGACCAGGTGCCGCGCGACAGCTCGAAAAGCATGGTTGGCGGCACCCGGAACACACGGGCAATTTCTCTGATCTGTTCAAGGCGGTTTTCGGAAAACTGAACATCAGTAAGAGACATTGAAATCTGGTGGTATTGCATCCCTTCATCCAAAAGCGCAGTGCCGCCGGATTTTTTCCCTGAGTGTGTTTCGAGCCAACTTTTTGACAATGCCTTTTTGGCTTCAACAGTCACGGACAGCGGATGTGTAATGACGCCAGAAGGGCGACCAGCATTCGCGAAGATTCCGCCAATATGACTTTCAAAACTCAGGGCCAACGCAATGGCTTCACGGCCAAGCGTGACAGGTGATGTGCCACCGAATGCCTCGATGCGCAGCACGTCCCGATAGGACATGCGAACCTGACCGTTGTCGGTTGAAACCAGATAGAAGGGTTCGCCGTCCGGTTCGAAGTTCTGTTGCACCTTGCCGGGTTCCAGCCGGTGCAGCTCATAGGGGGTGCCATCACCCAGGCGGATTACTTGGGCATGACCAGCACCATGTAACAGGGCGTCTGTGGTCAAGCTTTCGCGCAGCTCTTCCGCGCTTGTCCACTCGTTCGCCTCATCATGCACCAGCCGGTAAGCCGGGTGATCTTTCAGGGCGTTTTTGGTTTCACGGTCATAGAGCTTGACCGGCAGCGCGCCGATGGTTTCGGAAATGAGGGATACCGCACAGGCCACGGCGGGAACGCGCATGGCGTTGCCGGGACCGATGTGCAGGCCGGTTGTGGTTGGGATAGCGCCAAACAGGGTCAGCGCGTCCGGGTCGGTCAGTGTCAGCGCCTTTTCTTCGGCGCTGAATCCAAGGGCGGTTTTGATCTTCTGAAAGGGCATGTGGTCCGCTGTGAATTGTGAGTGTGGCACAAATACCACACTTCGATTCGCAGTGGAAGAAAGAAGTAACATTCTGACGGTTCGAATCTCGCAAGAAACGACTATGGGCTTCAAGTTGGTGAAGCCAATAACTTCAGTAGTATTTACAAAAAGATACCTGCACAAAGAACAGAACGGAATGCGCTATGGGAACCCATTTTCTGAATCATCGGCTTAATCGTCGTTCTTGGTGGCTATCACTTGGATTGCTGATAGCGTCGGTGTCGTTTGGATATTGGCTGCATCTATCAGGACTCTCCTTCTGGAGGCAGCGCATCAGCTTCTGGCATACAACCATCGGCATACTCGTTTCTGCGACTTCGTTAGCAATTTTCGTGTTCGCATCGATTTCAAGGGTGAATGACATGCGCGCAACGAACAAAATACATTGGCTATTGATAATCCCACCACTCTGGATACTAACGCTTGGGCTGGTCCCGACTTCGACAGAAGACAGTCCGAACCCTTTTCGCGCCACCTATGGACGCGCCCGGAAAACCGCACTAATAAGTGCAGGAGTAGTTGTTGCGGTTTGGCTTGGGTTTCTGTTCCTTCAGCCATCGACATTGCCCAAAGCACAAACTCGCCCAATGAGTTTCGAAGATTGTAATCAGTTCATACGGAAGAAAGCTACCAGCACTGATGCCAGCATAACAAGAATAGTAGATACAGATATAATGACGATGGTTCGTCTTAGCAAAGATTCCAAATCAGCGCTTATCACTTGTAGCCGTCCAGACGGAAAGCTGATTGTTACGCGAAGCGACTAAGAAATCCGGACACTGACTGAAAAGAACTAATAGCAATTGGAAGTGGGGCGCTTTCAATTCAGGATTTCGTAGTCAGGCAACTTCGCAATTGCGTCGGTTTTAGTTTTCAACGTCACGTCACCGTAGTTGTCGCCAGCAGTCCTGCCAGCATGGCCTTGTATGGCGTCCACAACACGATCAGAGATTCCCAGCTCACGGCACTGCGTCTTAAGGCGGTGCCGCCAAGCATGGTTTGGCTGTAGTCCCTCTGGTCGAAGTCCACTCATTCGCAACCAGTCTGACAGCTTATTAGAAACGATCACCGCCGCGCGCTGAAACTTCTCAGGCTCAGTCGCATTATGGAACATGGGGCCGGGTTTTGCATTGGCTACAAACTGCGCGAAACCTTCTTCAATGATCTGGGGGTGCAATGGCACATCACGATAGCCACCTGATTTGACGGTTCCTGCATCGGGTGTGATACGCGCCACCCAATGCCCGTCGACCTTCCGGATATCCTCTTTGCGTAACTGGGTGATCTCAGAAACGCGCGCACCAGTGAAAGCGCAGATGATCGGCACCCAGCGCTTCAAATTCGCCATTTGCTCAGACTCACGAACATGCCCGGTTGAATCAGGCTGCGGTTCGTATGTGCGCGACGCCTTCAAAACCTTGACGGCCTCTTCGTCGGTATATCCACGCTCACGCCCATACACCTTGCGCGGCTTTGGCTGCCTTACGTTGCTTGCTACATTCTCAGGCAAGCGGTCATTCTCCACTGCCCATGTGAACAGTGACCGGACAGCGGAAAGGTAGATATCGTTGACGGTCTTGGCCGATAGGTCTTTCATCAGGTGGTCTCGCCACGCCAGCAGGTCTTTCTTTGTGATCCGGGTTGCGTTGTTGTGCCTAAGGAATTTGCGCAGATTTTCAATGACCGGGCGCTGACGCTTACCACCGTCACGCATGAATCCAGCCTGCACACGGCTGTTCACGTAGTCAGACCACAAGTCTGTCAGGTTGACCCTGGCAGCGGCATTCTCTGGTGGCTGTGAGTCCTTGATGATCGGCGCAGCCGGTGTGCCAGTATAGTCACCCTCGTCTCGCTCAGCGACCCGTGCCAGAGCCTCAAGTTCAGCACTACACAGGGCACGGGCAATCACACGCCATTCATCGCTTCCGGGTTCTGCATCAAGATTGCCGGCTGCCCGGAAACGTTCAATCTGCCTACCGACCAACGCGTTTAACTCTTCACTGTCAGCTTTTCCGGCAATGGCATCCCGTAAGCGCTGAACTAGAAGTTCATCAACATAGCCAAAAGAGGCGTAGCGCGGATCACTGCGCAGCTCATCATCAAAGACAAGGCGCTGTGTGTAGTGGCTGTGTGCAATCTGGTCAGGTGCCAGTGGGTAGCGCGCCGGGGTTGCCCGTGACCTACCCTGCCCCGCCTGACGCTCAGCTTGCGCGATCCTGTGTTGAAGCTGCGCCACGGCACCGGGCAAGAGTTTCTGAGCTTCCCGGTAGTCACCACCAAGCGGCGTGCGTAGCTCAGTCTTCCCAACTGCTTCGCGTAAATCCTTCGGCACAACAAGCCGCGCATGATACCGCCCAGAGCGGTTGACCAAGTTCCTGATCTTGCCTGCCATGCCGACACCGTTTGTAACCAAAGTTGTAACCTTGAAACGGACTTACGGCCTTGTTTGCAAGGGTTTTCTTTGATTTCAAAAGGATAGTGTGGTGCGGGTGAAGGGACTCGAACCCCCACGCCTCGCGGCGCCAGAACCTAAATCTAGCGAATATTGTTTATTTTCAACGATACATGGGGTGTTATTTTACAAAACACACCAAGAACGAAGCAAGAAACTGTAAAACAACCTGAGATCTCACCATACCCAGTGCAGCGGCTTTCTAGTCCAGCCTCACCCAAAAAATCTCAGCATTTTTTGGCAGTTCGCCTGACTACGGATTTGTTTCCGAGGTCAGCACCCAACCCAACGCAGCCCCACGGCCGCTATGGCCAAGTCTGGGGGCTGCATCTACGGAATGGGCGGATTGGGGACTTTCGCCGTGGACTGCACCAAGGGCCGCTGTGCGCAGATTGCGACATTTGCAAAGCCGGAAATTTGCCCAAGAAACAAGGCGCGAGAAAGCCGCGCAACGGTAGGGAAACCGGTCATTGGTGCGGCAAATCTGGTTTCACAGGTGAATGTCAGCTATGAGGCTCTTGCAACAATCGGCTTGTTTTGGCAGCCCCTGACCTGCCCCCCAAACCACATCGATTGGAGCTTCTAAAAGTCTCATTCAGAATTCCTACAGAAGCCGAAGGGTTTGGATTTTCCCTTAACGGTACATTTGGCCAATACACAGCATCGGTAGTTTTTGGACAAAGGCGACTTGCGGCGTTGCTGCAATAGGGACAAAGCTAAGTCATCCCAAAAATTACATTCTAGCTGACTGTTCGCACCTTCTATGGAGACGCTGACAAGATAGAACACCCGTTGGAAGACAGCTTGCCTTCAGATAGAGCTAAATGGATTTCCGGAATTGATGTTCAATTTTTTCAAAGTTCCACCGAATCCCGGCTTCCCGGTTATGATTCTCGAGATTTCAAAAATGGTTCGGTATGTTCCTCGGCCATTGCCCCACAGACCGTTGGCATAGGGCCGGGTTTCCCAAACTTAAATCCCTGCAAGACATCACAGCCCAGCTTTGCCAAAATCTTGGATTGTTCTTCAGTTTCAACCCCTTCAGCGGTTACTTCCATGCCAAGTTTTTTTCCAAGCATGACAACTGATTCCAAAATCTCTAGAGAACGTTCTGGGCTGTTCTGCAGCCCGGAGACGAATGACTGGTCAATTTTAATCCTGTCAAACCCGTAGCGCCAGAGATAGCCTAGGCTTGAGTATCCTGTACCAAAATCATCCATCGCTATAGAGATGCCCATCTCACGAAGAGCATCAATTTGGTAGAGAATAACCGGGTCATCCCCAAGCAATAAGGACTCTGTAATTTCTAGCTCCAACCGGTTCGCAGGCAGCCCAGATTTGCTCAATGCGTCAGCGACAACCTTTGGGAGATCACCACTTCGAAATTGAACTACGGATAAGTTGACTGATACTTTCAACTCACCGGGCTGCATCGATATATCTTTGGTCGCCGTGTAAATAACCCAGCTGCCTATTTTATCTATCAGCCCCATGTCCTCTGCAAGGGGAATGAAGTCTAGGGGAGGGATAGATTTCCCGTCCTCGTTTTTGAGGCGTAGGAGCGCCTCGTACCCGATTAGATGGAAATCATCACCTGCTACGAGCGGCTGGTAGTCAATTGTAAATGATCCGTTTTCAGTAGCGTTTTTGACAAGGGTTTCTAATTCGACTCGACGTCGAAGTTGCTCTCCCATGCTGTCTCCATAAATCGCGAACTGGTTCCGTCCGGCCGACTTGGCAAAGTAGAGGGCAGCATCAGCCTCTGCTAGAGTGTCAGGTAAGCTGTTACTTTCAGATATGGAAGCGACACCAATGCTAACCGAACTTGTTATTGAAACGCCTTCCGCGAGCAGGGGTTGCGAGCAATGCTTCAAAATTGTCCGGACACGTGGCTCAATCATCTCCAATTCGAGACCACAAAAGGCCACTACAAACTCATCGCCACCAAACCGTGCAACGATGTCGTTTGCTTCTGTCTGCGACGTTAATATGCGGCCGAGTTGCGACAGAAACGCCATCACCAACCGCGTGGCCATGCGTGTCATTGATGCTTTTAAACTTGTCAGCGTCGATGAATAACAGGCTCGAGAGCTTACCCTCCGCATAGAGCCTCTCGGCACGACGTAGGAACTCCGCCCGGTTTGTCAGACCTGTAAGTGGATCATATCGAGAGAGGTATTCAACCTCGCCCATGGAACGATGCGCCATACGATATTGAACCGCAAAACCCGCGGTTGGGAGCAGGAACAAAAGCGCGCACACCGCGGAAACGATCAACCCGAATTTCTGAAAACTATCTTTGTAAAATGTTTGAGTGCCCGAAACATCCACATAAACCTCAATGATTCCTGTGGTTTCTCCTTGTCCACCCAGCAGCGGAAGATAGGCCTCGGCATACAAATCGGGCCTTCCTTCTTTTTGGGTGCCGTCATGCACAGCGATGATTGTTTCATGCGTATCTGCGACAATCTGTGGCTCAGGATCATGTTTTGTAGAGACGCCAGCAGGGTGTGTGATTGAATTTTCATCAGATATTATGACGAGGCGTCCTTCGGAATCGAATAGCTTAAAGCGAAATACATCGCCTAAGCTTCGGATCTGTCGAATGACTTTCACTTGCTCTTGCGAAGGAACCCCCGTGGCAACTAATTGCTCAAGCTCTGGGACACGTTCCGACATGTAGCTGCCCCAGTGCATGGCCTTTTCTGCAGCATCCTTGAAAATCGCGCGTTCGACATAATAGCTGGAAAGAGCGTTTATCAGGAACCAGATAGCGATAGTGGCTGCCGTGACGGCAAGGGCAAACAAACGGGTCAAACTGATACTCCAGGTACGAGAATGGCTAGTCTATAAGTAACTCCTTACAAATCCCGTAACTTCCGGGGGAGATGCGGCATGAAAGGGCTTTTGGCCCAGCAAAAAGCCAGACTTTGCTAGGGTTTCTATATGCGAATCGCGGCCGTTCGTCGTTCGTCCTAGGCGCAGCATCAGCCAAGGCCTCGGCCGTCCGCTGAATGGCCGCTTTCGGGAAACTGACCCTCAAATCTCGAAACTACGATATTGATGGCGTGACATTCCCCGTCGAAGACCGCTTCGGGCCAATTCTGTTGAAAAACTCGAAGTTTTCGCGGCCCTGTATGTCAGGAGAATGTGTTCCCGTCTCTGTTTCACGCTGCGGCTATGGCTTGAGTTGGCTTTGGTGCGAACTTGGCTAGCTTTTTGAGGTTTTGGGCGGTTGCGGCGAGGATAAATTCGTCATGGGCGCCATATGGGCCACGCAATCGAAGCCGACCCAAGCCGTGGCTGCGTTTGAGGTGCGCAAATGACATCTCTACCTTTTTGCGCAGTTTGCATGAGATGGCATATTCTTGGGTTTGCGATAAAACGCGGGCGACATCTCTGGACGTTTCGTAGATAGATCGCGTCACTTTCCGCTGTGGTGACTTGGGACAGCAACGCTCTTTCAGATCACATGCATCGCAGTCGGATTTGCGGGCACGGTAGCGAATTGTTTCATCCTTGTTTGCCCCAGTCGTTCCAGCTTTATATGCTCGCTGCGGCTTTTTCAGCTCTTTTCCATTTGGGCAGATATAGAGATCGTTCTCAGCATCATAGGTAAAGTCAGCACGTTCAAAGGTTCCATCCTTGCGCCCAGATTTGTCGATTACGGGGATATGCGGCGCGATGCCTCGCTGCACGACCAGCCAATCCAGCATGGGTGCGGAGCCATAAGCAGTGTCTGCTATGAGGCGTTCCGGGAGCAAATCGTGGGCTTCGTGCACGCGATCAATCATGGTTCTGACTGCACCCACTTCAGCTTGGCGTACAGATCGTGTGGGCTCCACGTCCAGGATCACGGCATTGTCGGTATCGATTAAATAGTTTGTTGAATATGCAAAAAATGCAGGCCCATCGCGTGCAGCAGCCCAGTGGACTGCTGGATCTGAATGCGCGATGAACTTGGGCGTAACGGTACTGGCGGCGCCAAAGGCGGCATCATCAAGTGTTTCCAGATACTCTCGAACAGCACGTGGCGCTTCACTCGGATCAATCGTCTCTGGGTTCCAGTCTGCCTTCGGCGTAGACTTCTGACGGTTGGCATCAGCGGCAATGATGCTGGCATCGGCTGCGTATCGTTGTCCGCTCGCCAAACCGGATTTGATGCATTGCGCGACCACCGTTTCAAACACATGGCGCAGCACATCGCTATCGCGAAATCTACCGTGGCGGTTCTTGGAGAACGCTGAGTTATCCGGAATTGGGTCCGTTAGATCAAGCTTGCAGAACCACCGATACGCGAGGTTCAAGTGGACCTCTTCACAGAGCCGCCGTTCAGAACGGATACCCATGACATACCCTACCAGCAGCATGCGCATCATCAGCTCAGGATCAACCGAAGGACGACCAGTGGAACTGTAGAACTCAGTCAAATGGGCACGAACGCTGGACAGATCGATCACGCCATTTATCGCCCGCAATACATGACCACTTGGGACATGAGCCTCAATCGAGAAATCATAGAACAGAGCGGTTTGTGCTTCCTGACGTGGTCCCATCATCGTGATCAAACTCCATTGCTGACAAAAGAATTGAATCAGCAGTCGGTTCCAAAAACAACATGAGTTTTTCAACAGAATAGGCTGCAAGCGGCCTGATGCGAGCGCAGTATCCAAGCCAAGTGGCGACGGCGGCAATGGGCCCCACGCGGTCATTGCGAGATTGCTCACTGTCCGGGACACCCAATGTATGCCAACCTGTGTACGTTGATCTGAACAGGAGTACTCCATGAACGCTTTTCGCCTTGCCGCAGTAATTGCCCTACTGGCCATGCCAACGTTGGCCGACGAAGTGTGGGATAGTGACATGGGGCCCATTGTGTACGAATCTGAAGAAGGTGGCGCAGCCATCTTCTCATTCACTAACGTTGATGCTTATCCCGCCACGCTGATCATCCCAGGATTAGCTGGGAACTTTTCCAACCGAAGCACACATGATGCATACTGGATCGGACAAGGCGCGGGGGAATGTGACGCCTTTATGTCGCGCCATGGTGTATCCGAAAGCAGCCAGTGGGGGCGGGCCCAACTGGTGTTTGACAAACCAGCTTTTCCGACCTCGATGACGGTAGTCCTCGGCTTCTGCGAAGAGAAACCTACTATCGTTTTGCGTGGAAAAATACGCTGACAACACCTGAACCGATGCCACAAATGGGCTGAGAACAGCCTTCCCCACCTCAAAACCTAACAACAACCCCGATCACAAAAGACTGAGGCTTTCAGGATCTCGATAACATGAGCAAGAATGCTTTTAGCACAACTACGCCCGTACACCTCCGCAGTCAAAGCAGGTAAAGATAGCGCTCACCCCACTCAAGCAAGCCTCAGCAAAGGCTTCAGCGCGTCAACTGGATACCAGTTTTCAAAGTCTCCGTGATCAACCTTGTAGATTGTCTTTCCATTCTTGAAGACCGGGCCTTCGATGATGGTTACAACGGCCCCCTGCTCTACTGGCGAATTTACAATTACCCGAGAGCCTATGGGAAATGGATCAGTTTTCATTCTGTAGCGTCCTAATCGATAGTTGCCTGCTCGCTTGATCCTAGATCGAGCCGCGGGCATCTCCAAATGGCGATACCGTCCGCCTGAATACCTCTGACAGTCACGCGCATGACCCGCTGACACGACTACTTTTCTCAGATCATGACCTTTGCAAAGGTAGGAACTCCATTTGCACCCTAGTCGCGAACGGCCCACACCAGCCGTTGGCCAGAGATCCAAGCGCTGCGTTGCAGCTTCCCCGAAGCAGCCGTTCAACACATTGCGCAGCATTTTTGTTGGCCAGAGGCAGCAGTGCGGACAAAGCTACTGCTAGCTGGGTCTTGGAGGAGGTCCGCTTTGCTTCTGTCGTAGGCGGTTGCATTGACCTGTGCAGAAACTAATGTGAAGTTTGCATGACAGTTTCGTAGTCTTCTGCTGGTCAAGAGGGAACGATCAAATATGGGAACTTGGGGTTACAAGGTCGGGGAGGATGACGCATTTTGCGACGTCTACGACTTCTACTTTGATATTTATAATCAAGGAGCCTCTCCAGAAGTGGCAAGTGAGCGAGTGCTGGACGATATGTCGGAGTATTTTTCTGACAGTGATGACCGATATGAAGCTTATCTCGCTCTCGCTTTTGCCCAATGGGAGACACAGCATAAAGACATCAGGATTTTTGAAGAGGCTGAGAGGTTCATCTCAACAGGCGAAAGTCTACAGAACTGGTCTGAACGAGGCGGCGATGAAACACTGATAAAGAAACGTCGTGAAGCGTTGCATTCATTTTTAAACAAGCTCAACAAACCAAGGCGTTCGAAGAAAAGACGTGTCCACAAGGTTCCTGAGTTCAAAGAGACTGTCCTTGTTGATTTGATTGCCCCAGACAAATTCAAGGCTCTAAAAATCCGAGAGAACTACATGGATGGGAAGTTTCTTCACACGTCCGCAACGGTTATGTGGAGAGAAGGAGGTGGCAGCATTTTTCACAGTGACCGTTCTGGTCTAGAGATTACCGGCGAGTGGTTGGATTCCAAAAATCTGCGAGTGTGTCTTCTAAACGCAAGTTCGGATGACATTGAATTTGGCATAGGAAATCCAAACGAGGCTTTTTTCTGCGGGGATCGCGTGGCACTTGTCTATGAGTTTGCGGACTGACCACACCCATTTCTGAGGGTTGTTCCATCCACAGTATCTTGCTTGGCCGTCTACCCGAGAGCGCTAAACGTACATTCGAACAGTCTGCAGCATCGGTCAAATTGGGCTCACAGCGGACTTGCGGCGGTGCAGCGTGTGGTTTTCACCCTGAACACTCTGTCGCCGGTCTGATCGGCACTGGTTGACTGCTGTCAGCCCGAAGGAGACGTTCCACTCCAGTACAAAAGGCAGGAAGTGGGTTGTCGCTGCAGGCGCGAAGCCTTACGGCGAAGCGGACCTTCAATATGGTCAGATTGCTCGAGAACAGCGAAAGTCCGCATCGAGCCCAAAAGGACAACTTCGGGCCAATTCTTGGACACGGATAGCGCGATGCGGTAGTTAGCAGAGAGCCGCTTCAAAGGAAGAAATATGACTGCTATTCGATACTTCGCTTTACTTGTTGTGCCTAGCATATTTGCGGTTCTATTGTCATTTGCCGACAAGCCAGACACTGTGACTGCTTTGAAGACTGATGCGTTTCTTTCTGCACTATTATCTGGGGATGAACAGAACGCACAAGCTCAGCTGACGAACATCATCAGTGACATTGAGGTGAAGCTGGAAGCAGCGTTGGCAGACCCTGAACGAAAGCACTTTAAGCGACTGGCTTGGTTGGACAATTTGGCGATTCTATCAATTATCGGTGGGTTTTGTTTGCTTGCGTTAATCATCTCTCCAAAACTGTCACCCCTGTCGAAGGCAAATGCGCTTACGGCCTTGGCTGTTGGATACTGTATCGCTAAAATTACAGTCGGTTTTCAATATATGGAGTGGGCTGAATTTTTGAACTGGGCGCTTTTGGGCTTTTCCGGTGCATTTCTAGTCGTGGTGTTACGGGGCTATCTCCAAAATATGAACTGGAGAGGTTCACGTTGACGGTTTTTGGTGTGTGTCTTACCCGTACTGGTTCAGAAGTGCCAACGGCTGCAATGTCCGCGGACCAGACCTCTGTTGCCCACGCCGCGCAGGTGCGCTTAGGGTAGAGCGTCCCATAAAGGAGCGAGATCATGGCCAAGGAACCTGAAGAAATCCTTTACTCAGCGGCAGATGTTCGGCGAATGCGGAACACGGTCAAAGACTTGAAGTATTACTTAAAGTTGGAAAAGTCACGGAAGAAGAAAAACCAGCAGCGTATCAAAGGCCTTGTGCAAGAAATCAAGAACCTAGAATATTCGATCTCCGGGCGAAACTAACTGTATTCCACCTAAGGACACCCTCGCACGGCTTGCGGCGAAGGTCAGGTGGGAGCCCACTTTACCAATTTTCTGCAATGCACCTAATGTCCGCTACCACGTGATGGCCAACAACCTTCAACAACTGTTTGGATTTTTAACGGGGTATCTGGCAGCGTCAACCAGGCTGGTTTGCGCATATGCCAAAACGAGAGTTTCTGCCGCGTCTTGCTGGTAACCAGATATCTCGTTAGGCCGGCTGACCACCAGGTTCAGACGCCGCTTTAATCAAGAGTATTCTTTTCTTACGTCCAACCCGTGTGATAAAAACGAGCTCCTCAGAGCCATCCGCGTTGACTACATATTTCAATCGGTGAATCGAAAATACTTGACCATCAACTGATACGTCTTTTTGGTCATCGGAAAGTTGAACGGTGTCCATCTCAAGGGACAGCCGCATGAGTATGGCTTCCAATGATTGTGCTTCGAGAAGACGCACTTCCTTCACGATCTGAGATATCGAGATAGGCTCAAGGCCGCCTTTTCCACGCTCTTCGTTGATCCGTCGCATTGTTTTGCGGCTGAAGTAGAAGCCTAGAGTTGAAGCAATCACCACAGTGGTTCCAGCCACGGCCCATCCGACTGGGGTGAGGCCTAGAAAAGTTGCTACAGGTGCGATGCCGAGTGAGCTTGCAACACCGCCCAGGCCGACCGCAGTTAGCGCAGATCCGACCGACAGCGCGGCACTGGAAGTTAGTGCTGCTAGGCCGCCAGTAGCTCCGAAGATGCCTGCGGCGGACACAAGACCTAAGCTGCTGAGCAACGTGCCATTCCCCAGAACAAATGCTCCGATCCAAGTGCTGGACAAAGTGCCTGCGATGTATCCAGCGGCACCAGTAGAGGCGATCCATGCTCCGGACGAATGCAGGACTGGGATAGCAATGGCGAACAGAGGCAAAGGCATGACTAAAATCCTGTTAAAAACTATGAATACAGAACAACATGGAAAGCCGCAGGGCCGTAGTCAAGTATTAGTGTTCGACACAATGTCGACTGAATAGGCGGGATAAAACCAATGTCGTTGTTGGACGCTCAAAAAAGGCCCGTTTTGGGGAGGGGCAATGCGAAAGCAGCCTTTGGATAAAATTCGGCCGACGGCAGCTTCGTCCCGCCCAGCAGCCCTTGACCTCAGGCCTGAGTGCCGATCTGGTGTGCTGGCAAGGCGAACGGCGGCTGTGAGCCCAGACCTACCAGTCAACCGCTCTCAATACTCTTGTCCAATTCCGCTGCACTGCTGAGTTCAGGGATTAGTTTGTCTAAGTCTAGTTGGGTGATTTTGTGATATTGCACGTTGCCGGGATATGAAAACTTCAGAATAACAGGCAATTCTTTCGAATTGGTGTGATACACCTTCAAGGTTTTGGAGATAAATACTATTTTTGTGATTATATGCCGATATAAGACAAGCCTGTCTAAGAAATTAAGTTTGATCAAACCACAATCCTCTGAGCACTGACCCCGAAAATGCAGTTTACAGAGCTGATGGAGATTAACAACCGTCCAAGGCGTTGATGTCCTTCGGACCGAATGTCGGCTTTGCCGCACTGCGGCCATCCAACCCCAAAATTTCGCCGCACCTTTCACCAATGGCCCCTTCTCACGCGGCATCCCAGCGGTCACAGGCTGTGTTCCTAGGCCGAAAGGCTGACTTTGCAAATGTCGCTATCTGCGCACAGCCGACCTTGGTGCGCAGCGCAGCATGTGGGTTTCGGTCTGCTAGGGATTGAATGGCCGCTTTTGCCTGTTTGGCACGGAACTTTCGCAGTTGCAGCTAAGGTCCGGTATCCGCCCTTGGTGTCGTATGCTGCGCTGCACTCATCGCATCGATGACCGGCTGCAAAGGGCTGGAAGTGGCCTTGCACAACCCTCCTCACATAGAACGAGATCCCTCCAAGATCTCGGCCACAGTGGCCAGCTTGCCATTGGCGCAGCCGCGCCCCTGCGCCTCGGCAATCAGGGCATTTGATAGCTCGGCCCTCAGTTGTCGGCACCGTGCCAGTATAGCCTGGACAGGCGTCACCAGATCGGTCGGCACATTTGGCGGCGGCAATCGGTCCGGATCACTGCCGCGCCCCATACAACCGGCCAGCAGTGACACCAAGCAAAGCAGACAAAGGCGCATCGCGACCTCCCATCAGTTCCAATTCATTTGAAAGCGCTGCCCAGTGCCGCGCCTCATCCGCAGCGCGGTCCAGGTGCGCGCGATGGATCTGCGCAGTCTCTGCTGCGCGCTGCAGCTCGGCCCGGGCACCGCGCAGATCCTTTTGCACGGCCACCAAATTCAAACGCAACAGCTGCCGATCTCGGAACAAATCTGTGACCCACCAAACCGACCCTCCCAAAGCTCCGATCAGGAGAAAAAATGGAAGGTTTCGCGTAAGGAAAGGAAAGATCCGCAGAACCCAGAGCGGCATCAGGTGACGCCCATCATGCAATGCCGGTACTCATCGGCGC